CTTGATATGACAAGTGTGTCACAACACCAATTTTTGCTTTCTTAACATCGGCCGCATGTTGACCGTGAGCAGTATAAGTTAGACCAGATGGATTTGGATGGAAAGAATGGCCACCATTTTTCTCTTGTTGTTTGTCACCCTTGTCGGTACCAAACATCATATCACCTTGATAAACACCTTGTTTAGGTGTAGTCTTGGACAAATGTGTCAGTGCATCTTTTAACTTGGCAGCTAGGCCAGGTGCGTGTCCGTGGTTCTTATCAATGTCTTTTGGTGTATAGTTAATCTTTGGTGTCTTGTTGAAAGCTGACTTAGATGCAACAAAGAATTTACCAGTGGTTGGGTGGTGACCGTAAACAAGTGCAGGTGAACCATCATATTTTGTGGTAAGTTCGGAAGTTTTCTTACCTGCCTTGATGTGTTCAGCTGAAGCTGTCAATGACTTGATAGCATGTGCTGTGCCTTTTTCACCTGTTTGCAAGGGACGGTCTTCCACATGCGTCAGGTGTTTAATCTGACGGCTGGCGCCCTCCTCGGGATCCTCTTGTTCGGTTAAAAAGCTCTTGAAAGATAACATTGTTTACCTATAGAAACGCAACACACTTTGGTTGCCCGTGAGGTTATTTATAATGGATTATACCATAGATTAGTAAAATTGTCAAATATTGGCTTAGATATATAGTACTCTGAATTAATCAAATTTCCATTCGCCAGTTGAGGCCACTTGTCCTCGGCAATGTACTCTGTCAAATTCTACCACTTTTTCTTTATCTAAAACGGCAAAATATGCATGTTCCAAGTCTATAGGACCCAACAGAGTAAACACCTTTTCTAGGGCTTGTATATGTGTATGAATTAAAGATGTGGACAAAGACCATAGTCTAGTATCGAAAACGTGGGTTGCACCATGTATAGGTTCACCCATCCATGTCGGTATGCGTTTCTTAAACACATATTTGCCATCTAGGCCCACGTATTCATTCATATCAAAACCATCATCAAGTTGTATGCGTCCAGTTATTTTGAAAATACGGTCAACACCTTCCAATAATTGAATATTTTGTTGCAGATAGTCCAACACGACATGCATCATCGCACATTCACCTTGACTTTTCATTCCGTTTTTCGTGAGTTGTGATAGTAAGTCATGTTTACTTAAATCTAAAAATAAATCAACTTTAGACATGAGGTCATGATATTTGTCCGATAATGATTCTATTGACACATCAGAAAGTATGATGATTGAATTTGGAGATTTTTTCCTGATAGAATCAACTGTCTCTAGTGTTTGTTTCAGACGTTCTTCTGGACTAAAGACACCAATTGCTGGTATCAAACATGAAGTTATGATAAAAATCGATTTCATTTGTACCAATACCAAACATCACATTCGGTCGTAAGAACTTTGTCTGTTTTAGTTGGTGCAAATTCACAAACGGCTTTATTGACACCAGGAATTGTTTGGTAGTCATGGCCAGAAAAGATGCCGCCAGTTTTAACCTTAGAATAATAGTTGTGACAATCTTTTGTGAGTTGTTCGTAAGTATGTAAACCATCAATAAAGATAAAATCGAATTCGCCATCACTGAACCGGTCAACAACATTGTCTGAAAAATCTTTAATCAAAACAAATCGGTCACCATAAACAACCATCTCTTTAGTGACACGTTCAAAGAACTCTTGTCTATCATTCAATACATTACCATTCCAATCGGTGTATGCAATATACGGATCAATTGAATACAATGTCAATTCTGGATTTGTATCAAGTAGGAACTTAGAAGTGTGGGCCTCAGAACAACCAATTTCCAATCCCCTTTTCATACCTTTGGTCAATTCACCGAGACCATAACCGGAACATTTGGCTTCTGCACGTTGAATACCGAATGCTTGTGTTTCAGTATTAAATTTAATTATATCACTCATATTATACCTCTTTATTAAAGTCACTAAAAATAACAAACGGATCAAGACCAAGTTGATGGTCAGGAATTTTGTGTAGTTGAAACAAACTAGGATTCTTTATAGTCGATAACAACATAATTGTTTGGTCATCATCAACTAAACCATTATCAATCAAATCAGACAAACTCTTTGCCATAGTTTTTTGAAATTCTGGCCACACCGTTCTACCACCAACAATTTTTGCACCTAGTATGTATACATCATTTGTTGATATGATTTCGTTGATTGGTCTATTATCATATTCCTTATAATTGAAAAGATGCATCTTTGTCACATCAAAATCATACGACCATTTTTTGGATGATGGAATCTTATCTGCGGTACGACAATAACCAAAATCTAACCATGACACCAAATTTTTGGTTGCAAATCCATTTTTTATTGCAACATTAACAACTGTTGATTTTAAAAAATTAACGGCAACATATTGTGGATTCCAGTATTCCGGATTCATTCTTTGTGACGGATGAATCATCTTCTGGTAGTTTTCATTTTTCTGAATTTTATGTATAGTCTCAACTAAATCGCCATATTTTTTAAAAATATCAAATGAAACCCATTTTGTTGGTCTATCACCACGCAATGGTTGTAGTTTTTCAATAATATCTGGTGTGGAGAATACAACCATTTCATTCTCCATTTGAGTCATATGGGAGAATCTTTCAATGTAAGTATCCGTTGTTCTCTGTAGGTAATGTGGTAGTCCTTTATCTGGTGTCCACTCACCTCGGCCAATATCATAAAAAGCAGTAACAATAGTAATATCACTCATCATGTTGTCCTAAAAGTAATCATTTCTTCAACTTCATACTTATCATCATAGAATTTCTTCAATACTGGATCTCTGTCATATTGATGTACAATACAGTATGGTTTACCATCAGCAGTTTTTACCAAACCATGTTCAAAAATTGGATGTTTTTCTGTAATGAATGGTGCAAAATGATCCTTCTCAATTGGTTTGTTTGTTACATGTAAGTTGCAACAAAATCCATCGTTTAGTCCAGTAATGTGTGTGATATCTTTATATGGTACCAAATTCATTAAAACATTATATGCAGCTTGATCTGCCACCCAATCTGCTCTATTCAAAGACAGTTGGTACAACATACCACACAAATCACGAATCGTATCTTCTAGGCCTGCTAATGTTCCAACATTCAACACTTCACGGTCTTCGATCTCTTTATAGAAGTAATCACCAAAACACTTGATTATGTTGTTTCGATTCCAGTGTTCATTTTTAATTTTAATGCATTCAGATACAGCAATCAATCTTGGCCAGCTTGGCCAGTCTTCAAATTGTTTTTCTATGAATTGAATTGGATCAGACTGAAAAATCACATCTCGCACATCTGTACTGATAACAAAACGATACTGGTCTGTATGGGTTCTTAAATAATCATAGATGTGGATGAATCGTTCCATATGAAACATATTTCCACTAATCGATACTTTAGGTACTGCAATAAAACCAGACTGTGTGATTTTATCAAGTGTTTCTTGTGATGCACCTATTGCAATTAGAACTTTATCGCCTTTAAATCCAGATTCGTTGATTGATTGAATCCAAGGTTTGATTTGTTCAAAGTTATAGTTTTTAAATGCGCCTATAATCAGGTCTTTTTTGTCCATGGTAAATCTCCATTATATTGTTTCTTCATCACTTCATTTCCTTTCAAAAAGAATTCTGCCTGTACAGAATCTCCTCTACTTGCAACCCTATAGTTTATTGTATATTGTCCATTTGTATCAAATTCAGTTTGTGTTTGCATCATATATGGTGACAAGATTCTATCAACTTCTGGTTGTTCTTGTGGATGCCTTGCACGCCGATACCAATAAGGCGAAAACCCTAACGCTGAAATTCTAGGTATCATAAAGCAATTAACATCAATAAATTTATCATTAATCACAGAGTCCCATTTACCTAGTGATTCACAATCATCGTTACATATATATTCACCATCTTGGCTGACAATTTTACGCAACGAATATGCCCACTTATTTCCTTTTGATATAACATCAACCATGGTTTCAATATGATTTGGTTCGTACCAATTATCCTCATCCAAGAAACATAGGAAGTCACCCTTTGCAATATAGGTCATTGCACCATATATTCTATGACCGTTGTACTGGTCTTGTCCTGTTGGGTATGGGAGGTCAATCAGATCAATATGTGGATACTCTCTGGCTATCACACGACCTTTTGGTTGGCCATCTACAACAACTAAGTGTTGTATATTATCATAAGTTTGGTTTTTAACCGAGTCTAACGCTTGACGTAAACACGGTGCACCTGTGGTAGGTGTAATCACAGTCACTAACGGCTTCATAAATCATCCTCTAGTCAGTTTCAATATTTTCTCTATTTGTTTTTCAATTGCAGGTTTACGGTTTGGCCAATAGATGTATTCTTTATCACCTGTACTATGTAGTTTCTTTAGGAAAGGGATAATCATCTTCTCAAGTTCAACCATTCGTTGTTCAGTTTCAGATAAAGTATTTTTAACTGTCTCAACAGTCTTAACACTCTCTTTGATGGCTGAGTTATATTCTTGCTCAGATACGGCAGAGAATCCGAAATCATCTTCGGAATCTTCATAACTCTTTAAAATTTTATCAAAATCGGTTAGTGGCATTTTATGTGAAACAACTTAGGTTTAATTGATCTTTAATTATATTAACAGAAGTACCATTTACTGGAGCAATATTAAACGGAGATTTTTTACTTGACGGAATCGAGAATTGCATTTCAAAAGTAAATTGATAATTGTCACTTCCTTTATATTGAACTCTAGCACGATATGTGGCCTTAGCTGATGAACCAAAAGTTGGAACATCTTTTAATTTTAATGGATTCTTTGTACCCATCAAATAAAATCCATGAGTTCCTACATTGACATAATATGTATCTTTTTTATTGTAGTACTGTTCAATCTTTGTTGCTGGAATTTCTCCACGAATGTCTTGAAAAGTATCTCTATCTCTTTCATACTGTTGTTTCTTTGTCAATTTTCCAGCAGTTGCTTTCCACAAATCATCTTTATCTCTTTTGAATGGAATTTCTTTCCATTGTTTTTTAATCGTATCAAATAAACCAACTTCTTCGGCCAAATTTTTAATGAAGTATTTTTCTGCGTCATCTTCACTAACATCACCAAATTTCCAAGGATTTCTTTTATCCTTTGCGTCATATTTTAAAACCAAAGAACCTGCTGATGCAGCTGTTATTTTAAGTTCGCATCCAGCTTTAACTTTCTTGTGTTCCAACATTAAATCTGGTTGGTCGTGGCCAGCACCAGCAGGAACAAAAGATTTAGGTACCAAACCCATAGGCTTTAATACCTTAGCTGCATTAATCTCATACTGAAAACCTTGTTGTGCGGCCATGTGTACCTCAAATAAAAGTATTTATCTGATAATATCAATAGGCTTTCCAGAAGTCCAAACCTCTAACTCGGTTCTCAATCTATTCTCATTCTTTAGTGTGTCAAATCGGTTTGATGCCTTGTTCTTCCACCATGCAATCAAGTTTACCAGATTATGTTTCTCATAGTTTTCACCAGGAATAAGCATATCGGTCTTACAGTTAAC